GTCTCCGTCCATTATTTGATGATAATGAGGAAGGATACACAGGTTCTGAATTGAATTTAGTTATTGTTGATGAAAATGGACCTAAGATTTCTGCTGCTGCAACTGCTATCGTTTCTGACACAGGAACTATTAGTCTAGATTTGACAAATGCAGGTATGGGATATACTGAAGCACCTACAGTTTCTATTAGTACATACTTTGGTGTAAGTACACTTGCAACTGCATCTGCTACAGTCAGTGCTGCTGGAACAGTTAATACACTAACTGTCGATGAAGTTGGTGCTGGTTATACTAATGCAACTACACCTTTAGTTCTAATTGGAGAACCAACTGGTGTTGCTGATACACTCGGAACTCCTACTATACAAGGAGACTTTGGATTTATTTCTGGTATTGCTGCTACTACTGTTGGAGTCGCATCCACTGGACTAGTGTTTGATTTATATGTAAATGAATTATTCAGAGATGCTACCAGAGTTGGTACTGCAGTGACTATAACTGCATTAACAGCAGGTGATAAATTTATGGTACATAATTCTAATACTGGTATTGGATTAACATCCTACGGTACTGGAACTGGTATTGGCACTGTTGGCATTGGATCTACCTTTATAGATAACATATATGAGGCCATGTCTGTTTCATATAGTGAAAATTATGTAGTAGGAGTTGGTACAACTGGGGTTCAAAGAGTCACAGTTAGTGTATCTTCTACAGAAAGTGTTACTACTGGAATTAATAGTTACTTTGGTAATTATACTTTCGGTAAATTGACTAATGTTACTAGAGATAGTGACCCACATGCGTTCAGTATTGTTACTGATGATGGTATTACTGGGCTATCAACTGCCCCTGTAATTCGCAGAATTAAAAACATCAAACGTTCTTACTAAATAAAGAAAAAAAGTCTAAGTAAATGTCTGCTATTATAACAGATCAACTAAGGGTCTTGAATGCCGCTAATTTTGCAGCAGGTATTAAGACGACTACGAATAGTTATTATAGTTTTATTAATCTGCCGAACGCAACTGATGTTCAGTCAGATTGGGATAGTAATGTTCCTGATCCTAAAGATTCTTTCCATCAAGAGGATAGGTATTGGGATACTATGATTGCATTGAAGAAAATAAATGCTGGAGATGTAAAGAGAGTTGTAAGAAAACTTGCTTGGACTTCTGGTACAACATACGATTATTATAGAGACGATTATAGTAGAAGTAATACTGCTGCACAAACTGGAGCATCAAATTTATATGGTGCAAATTACTATGTAATGAATAGTGATTATAGAGTTTATATTTGTGTTGCTAATGGTTTTGATCCAGATAACTTATTAGGTAAACCGTCTCTTGATGAACCTCTTCACACAGATTTGGAACCAAAGGCTGCTGGTACTAGTGGTGATGGTTATCTTTGGAAGTATCTCTATACTATTAACCCTGGAAATCTTGTCAAATTTGAATCAACTAATTTTATCCCAGTTCCTGATGATTGGGAAACAACCACTAATGCAAATATTACTGCAGTAAGAGGTAACGCTGCTCTTAGTGGAAACCAATTAAAGAATATTGTTATTACTAATAGAGGTGCTGGTTACGGTAATGCTTCTACTTATACCAATGTTCCTGTTAATGGAAATGGAAACAATGCAAAATGTTCTGTAACTGTTAACTCTTCTGGTCAAGTATCTGCTGTTAGTGTTACACAAGGTGGTGATGGATATACTTATGGTACAGTTGATCTAGAAGCAGGTGGTATCACCAATACTTCTGGTAGTACTGATGCTGTTTTTAATGTCATCATTCCACCTCAGGGAGGACATGGTGCTGACATTTATAGAGAATTGGGTGCAACTAGAGTTCTAGTTTATTCTCGTATTGAGAATGATGATTCTAATCCTGATTTTGTTACAGGACAACAATTTGCAAGAGTTGGTCTTGTAAAGAATCCAGAAGAAAATGCTTCTTCTACAGTTGTTAGTGCTACTCAAGCAAGTGCTGTTTATGCATTAAGACTAACTGGAGCAGGTGTGACTGCAGCAACATTTACTGCAGACTCTAGAGTTCGCCAAACAGTTGGTGTAGGATCTACTGCTGTAGGTCAAGTTGTTGCTTGGAATGCAACGACAAGAGTTCTTAAGTATTGGCAAGCTAGTGCTCTTGCGGGATTTACTACTGCTGGTATAGCAAAAACAAATCCAGAGTATGGATTTGAGTTACATGATTTCTCATCTACTGTAGCAACAGGAGGAACAACTGTTATTAGTGGTGGATCAGTAGATTTAAATATTGATCTGGACTATAGCGGTATAACCACCGTAATAAATAATAAAACGTATAACTTAGGACAAACCTTCACAGAAGGAGTTGCTCCGCCAGAAGTTAAAAAATATTCTGGAGAAATTATATACGTTGATAATAGGGCTTCAATTACGAGGTCAATTAATCAAAAAGAAGACATCAAAATCATCGTCGAGTTCTAAAACATGTCACAGGAAACGAATCTAAACGTTAGTCCATATTTTGACGACTTTGATGCGGCTAATGACTTTCATAAAGTATTATTCAAACCTGGATTTCCAATTCAGGCAAGAGAATTAACTACATTACAATCTATTCTTCAGAATCAGGTTGAAAAATTTGGTGATCATATTTTTAGAGAAGGGTCGAAAGTAATACCTGGTCAATTATCTTTCCAACAAGATTATTATGCTGTTCAAGTTGAAGCAGCATATTTTGGTATTCCTGTATCTTTTTATGCTGAAAAGTTAATTGGTAAAAGAATTAAGGGTGAAGTTTCAGGTGTAACTGCAAAAATTGTTGATTATATAACAGAAGGAGAATCAGATAATGGAAATTTAACTTTTTATCTTCAGTATGAAAAATCTTCTACATCTTTTAGTGGACAAACATTCCAAGATGGAGAAACTCTTTTAACATTATCATCAATTACATATGCAAATACTGTAATTGCTGGAAATGAAGGATTTGCAAATTCTATTCCTACAGGTGCTACAGCTACTGGTTGTGCTGTTCAAATTACAGAAGGTGTTTATTTTCTTAGAGGTAATTTTGTAAGAGTTGCAAAACAAACTCTTATTCTTGATCAATACACAAATACTCCATCATATCGTGTTGGGTTAAGTGTACAAGAGGAAATTGTAACTGCTGGTGCAGATCCATCTTTATATGACAATGCTAAAGGATTTTCTAACTTTGCAGCACCTGGTGCTGACAGACTTAAAATATCTGCTGTTTTAGCAAAGAAAGAAGTTGATGAACTTAATGATGAAAACTTTGTTGAAATCATGCGTCTGGTTGACGGTGAAAAACAGTTTTTTGAAGATGATTCTATTAATTCTATTATTAGAGATGCTTTAGCTAAGAGAACTTTTGATGAATCTGGTAATTATTATGTAAAACCGTTTAATGTTAAGGTTAAAGAATCTTTAAACAATAGAAAAGGAAATAAGGGTGTATATTTACCAGGTCAAACAACACAAGATGGAGATACACCATCGTCTGATTTGATGATCTATCAGATCTCACCTGGTAAAGCCTATGTTCGTGGGTATGATATTCAAACAATTAGCAATACTAATCTAGATGTACCAAAAGCAAGAACTACAAAAGAAGTAAAAGATATTGGGTTAGATTTTAATACTGGTACTCAATTTATTGTTAACAGAGCATTTGGAACTCCAAATGTTGGATTAGGAACTACTGCTTTTGTTTCGTTAAGAAGTGAAAGAATAGGTGTAACTAGTGCTACTGCTGCAGGAACAGAAATTGGTAAAGCAAAGGTATATAATTTTACTGCAGAATCAGTAAATCTTAAGTCATCAGATCAAGATCAGAATGAATGGGACTTACGTTTATTTGACGTACAAACTTATACAAAACTAGGAATTAGTACTGATATTGATATTTCCCTACCAGCACGTATTACAGGCGATTCTAGCGGTGCTGAGGGGTTCCTGGTGAGTGCTGTGGCGGGTGGCACAGAATTAACTCTTTATGGAAATAGTGGCAATTTTGTTAGAGATGAGTCATTCTCTGTTAATGGAAATGTTGTTGGTCCAATTGTTAAGACTGTTACTGATTATGGATTGAATGATATCTTCTCTGTTTACTCAAATCCTGGAGTGGGTCAGACATTTAATGCTGACTTTAAATTAACTCACGCTCTTACACCTAGAAATAAAACATTTATTGGTAATGTACCAACATTTACAATTACACCAGGAAATCAAGGTATTTCTACAGTAACTAGTCCTGGTAATAATTTTGCAGGTATTGTAACAACTGGTGATTATGTTTCATATGGCGGAACTACTACTGATACTAGTCTTAATAGAATAACTGCTGTTGCTAATGATGGATCAAATATAACTGTTGCGGCCGCAACATCTGTATCTGGCATATTCAACGGACAACTTCCAGGTGTTAATGATGTTGTAACTACTAATTTACAACTTCGTTTTCTTGACTCTAGTTTGAAAGATGATAATAGTTTTATTACAAAATTACCTAACAGTAATATAAGCGATATTAATATACTTGATTCTGATATTATTGTTAAAAAACAATTTAAAAATGTAACTGTATCTGGTAGTCAAATTGCTGATTCGCAGTTTAGTATAAGTGCAGACTTTACGTACATGCCATTTACTCCACAGAGATATGTAATATCTTATGGAGATGGTTCTCATGAGCCTCTTACTGCTGATCAAATTGATATTAGTAATGATAGTAAAGTTCTTAATTTCGTTAATCTTTCGGTTGCTGCAGATGCTCAAACTAGAGTTGATGTAACTTTGAAGAAAAAGAATCCATCATCAAAAGAAAAAAGATGGACTGCAGGAACTACAGTTATTACTAGATCTAACAAAGTAGGGTCTGGTACTACAAGTCAAAGTCTTCAAAATGGATTGACATATAGTAATCTTTATGGAACTCGTGTTGAGGATACAGATATTTCTTTAAATGTTCCTGATGTAGTAAATGTATTAGGAATATATGAATCAAATGATATGACAGATCCTGATCTGCCATCAATTACCTTATCTTCTTTATCTGGTCCTAATGGAACAACTGCAGATTTGACTGTAGGTGAAGAAATTATATCTAGTGATGGAGCTGTTGCAGTAGTTGTTGAAATAACAAGTTCTACTCAACTTGGTATTGCATATGTTAATGATACTAAATTCAATATTGGTGATATAGCAAACTTCCAATCTTCTGGAATACAAGCAACCGTAACTGCGTTTACAGTAGGTGATAGATTAATTTCTGCTAAGTATGATTTTGATGATGGTCAAAGAAATTCTTTCTATGATTATTCTAGACTTATTAGATTAAAGAATGAAGCAGAACCAACTCGTAGAATAAAAATTGCATACTATTCTTATGTGGTTCCATCCACTGATGAAGGAGATATCTTTAGTGTTAATAGTTATGGTGCAGATAGGTTTGATGATGATATTACATATCTTGATCCTCCAAACTTCACAGAAAGATTAACTGACTATATTGATATCCGTCCTAGAGTTTCTACTTATGATCCATCTAGTGCAACAAAATCTCCATTTGAATTTGATTCAAGAACATTTACTGGAACTGGACAAACACCTCCAAATATTCTTTCTGATGATGAAACTTTAAATTTAACATACAATTATTATCAAGGAAGAATTGATAGGTTATTCCTAACAACTAATGGTTCTTTCCAAGTTCAAACTGGAACTCCTGCCGATAATCCAACTCCTCCAGAAACTATAAGTGGGGCTCTAGATGTTGGTACACTCTTTATCCCACCTTATACATTTGAAGCACAGCAAGTTAAGTCTCTGCTAAAACAGTATAAGAGATATCAAATGAAGGATATCACTAGACTTGATAATAGAGTTAGAAATCTTGAATATCATACTGCACTTACATTACTCGAAAGTGATACTAAAAATATGTCCATCAAAGATGCTGATGGATTAGATAGATTTAAGTGTGGATTCTTAGTAGATAACTTTAAGCATTCAACTGCTCAAGCAAATAGTGATCCAGATTTTAATGCTTCAATAGATCAAGATCTTGGTGAGTGCCGTCCATCTCATTACACAACTGCTGTTGATATGTTATTGGGTACAAACTCAATAATTGGAATTGGACAAACTGCAGATCCATCTCAAGATTTTGCTTTTGCAAATGATCTTGTTGGAACTGGATGTCGTAGAACTGGTGATTTAATCACCCTTGATTATACTGAAGTTGCTGCTGTAGCAAATACATATGCATCTAGAACAGAAAATGTTCAGCCTTTTGCTGTTGTTTTCTGGAATGGAGACATGGAATTAAACCCATCATCTGATGTTTGGGTTGATACTAGAAGAATCGATGCACAGGTTGTTAATATTGAAGGCAACTTTGAAGATATGATAGAAGAGAATGGGGCTGATCCTAATACAGGATTAATCTCTACTCAATGGAATTCATGGCAAACTGATTGGATTGGTGTTGATGTACAAGGAGAAGTTACTACAGAGGTAAGAACTGAATTTCTTAATAATCCTCCAAGAAGAATAGTACAGTGGAGGGTTCCTGGAAATAGATCTGAGAGATCTACCAGAACAGTTACTACAGGAGCTAGAGATATTAGAGTTAGAGTAGATAATACTACCACTACTACTACAACTAATCAGTCTAGAACTGGACTTGCAACAAGAGTTGTAGAAAGAATTGATTCTGAATCTCTAGGAGATAGAGTTGTTAATCGTCAGAATATTCCTACAATGCGTTCTAGGAATATTGAATTTATAGTAACAAAAGCAAAACCAAGAACTCAATTATTCTCATTCTTTGATGGAGAATCTGTAGCTAAGTTCTGCTTCCCTAAACTTTTGGAAGTAACCATGAATAATGGCACATTCCAAGTTGGTGAAACAATTATTGCTACTCCTTCAATTTTAGACGAGGGAGCAAGAACCTCAACTACAGCTTATATTCAGTTTAGAGCAGCAGTACCAAATCATAAGTATGGTCCTTATAACGCTCCAACTGATACTTATTCAGTAAATCCATATCTAGATGATCAGGGAATACCTGAAGTTTATACTTCAACAGCGACTATATTAAACGTTGATACATTCAGTCTACAGTTACAACCTGAGGGACAGTATTATGGATTCCTTAATGGAACTATGACTCTTAGGGGGCAAACAACTGGTGCTCAAGCAACAATTACAACCACTCGTCTAATAACAGATAATGTTGGTACATTAATTGGATCATTCTTTGTTCCTGATTCTACTATTAACGAAAACCCAGAGTTTGCTTCTGGTACAAAGACACTTCGTTTAAGTTCATCTGCAGTCAACTCTTTAATTCCAGGAGTTGTAACAACAGCTGTTGAGAAAAATTACGAATCATCTGGTGTTATTGAAACTCTTCAAGAGAGTATTATTAACACAAGAAATGCTGAAATTGTTACTGAGAACTTAACTGATAATAGAGTTCTTACAGATGTTCAAAGAAGAGTTAATCAAAGAAGAGATATTGGAGTTATTAGAGAAAGAACATCTACTTTCCAACAAACAGTTATAACTCGATGGTATGATCCTCTTGCTCAATCATTTGATGTTGGAAATCCTAACGGCGTATTCATCACATCTTGTGACTTATATTTCTCAACCAAAGATGAAGAATTGCCATGTAGTGTAGAAATTAGAACTTGTGAATTAGGGACACCAACAACTACTATTATACCTCTAAGTAAGAAAGAACTTCTACCAGCAAATATTAATGTATCAACAGATGCATCAGTAGCTACTAGATTTACATTTAATTCTCCAATATATTTGGAAGGTGGTAATGAGTATGCATTAGTTGTTGTTTCTCCTTCTACAGAGTATAATATTTGGATTTCTAGATTGGGTGAAGAAGATGTATCAACGACTGGATTGGGTGAATCTCAGAAGGTATTAATTACACAACAACCATACTTGGGTTCGTTGTTTAAGTCACAAAACGCTTCTACTTGGACTCCTTCTCAGTTAGAGGATATGAAGTTTACTCTTTATAAAGCAGAGTTTACTTCTGGTACTACAGGAACAGTTAATTTCTACAACCCTGAGTTAGGTGTTGGTAATAATGAAATAGTAGAATTAAATCCAAACCCAATTAATACATTATCTAAGAAAGTTACACTTGGTTTAACTTCTTCAATTGCTGATTCTATCGATACTTTAGGAATTACCACTGGTGTTTCTATTGCTCAGACTGGATCTGGGTTATCAGGTGGTGTTGGAAATATAATTGCTATTGGTGGTTCTGTTGTAAGTAGTGGTTCTACTGATGGACTATTAGCAGTTAATCCTGGTGCTGGATATACTGTTGCAACTACAGAAAGCATTCAACCATTTACGATTTCTGGTGCTGGTTCTGGAATGGTCGTTACTGTTCAGGTATCTACTGCTGGTTCTGTCTATCAGGATCCTAATAATAAGGCTGGTTTAGTTGGTCTTGTTAGTGTAACTGATGGTGGTAGAGGATATAAAGTTGGTGATGTAGTTGGTATTCCAACTGCTTCTATGAATGGAATAGGAACAGGAGCTCAATTATCCGTCGTTTCTATTGGATTTACTAATACTTTATTCTTAGATCAAGTTCAGGGTGATTTTGTTGCTGCTGGATCCAGTATGAATTATGTTACAAATACTGGTATAAGATCTGAGATTAATGGTTCTGGATCTAATGTAACTATCTTGAATGGTCAAGCAATTACAGATCCTTTCTATGATGGAAAATCAATTAAGGTTATTCAGAAAAATCATGGTATGCATGAATCTAACAACCTTGTTAAGATTGAAGGAATTGTAAGTAACATTGCTCCAACTTCATTGACTGGTGCTTATGGTAGAGACAATACTGGAGATTTGGTTGTAAGTGCTGGTGCTGCATTTACTGATTTTGAAGGTGTTGGTGTTGGTACAACCAATCCTGGATATGCGAAGATAGGAAATGAAATCATCCAATATACTTCAGTCAATACTAATACTCTTAGTGGTATAACAAGAGCACAAGATTCAACTCTTGCGTTTACACATCCAGTAAATCAACTTGTTTATAAGTATGAATTTAATGGAGTATCCTTAAGAAGAATTAATAAGACACATAATATGTCTGAGGTTGCTAATCAAGGATCACATCCAATTACAATGGACACTTATTATGTTGCTATCGATAGTGATGCATCATCCTCTGATGGTGTTGGAATAGGAGTTAGTAGAACTGCAAGTGCTAATGGATTCCCAAGTCTATACTTTAGTGATACAAAGAGTGGTGGAGAGTCTAGGATTACGGCTTCACAAAACATTCAATTTGAAGTCCTAACACCAAATGTACAGACTATAATACCTAAAGGTACTTCTATCAATAGTAGAGTCAGAACTATTAGTGCTAGAAGTGTTAGTGGTACTGAGACTTCATTTGATGATCAAGGATTTGAAACTATAACTCTTAATCAATCTAATTACTTTGACGATCCTCGTATGATCGCTTCTAAAGTAAATGAAAATAGCAAGTTAAGTTCTTTACCTGGTAACAAATCACTCAACATACAATGCGATTTAAATAGTAATAACAGTGATATATCACCAGTTATTGATATTGATAGAGTAAGTGCAATTCTTACAACTAATAGAGTTGATGACACTGTTGGAATTTTTGCAAATGATCCTAGAGTGAAAATTCCTGGTGAGGATCCAACATCAGCAACTTATGTTACTAAGAACGTAGGACTTGAAGTTTCTTCTACAGGACTTAAAGTTATGTTCTCTGCTAATAGAGCTTCTACTGCTGATATTAGAGTTGCATATGCACTCTTTAGAAAGGATGATGCTGAGAATGAATTACGTTATCAGTTATTCCCAGGTTATGATAATCGTGATGAAAGTGGTCAAATTATTAATCCAAGGAATAATTCAGGTCTTCCTGATACATTTGTTACTCCTTCAATGCAGAAGGACACCTTCCGTGAATATGAATTCACAATAGATTCTCTTAAAGAATTTGATGGATTTAAGATTAAGATTATGATGACCGCAACAAATCAGGCACGTCCTCCAAGGATATCTGAATTCAGAGCGATTGCATTATCATGATCCCTGTAAAAGATAACCATTCTCTTTACAGAGATGAAAACTCAAACGCAATTGTTTCAACTGACATGACTGCTTACAAAAATTATGTTAATGCTCGAAATCATAAAAAAAGTGAGAGAGCAGAAATAGATGAACTTAAAGGTGAACTCAAAGAAATTAAGGAAATGTTAAGGAGTATTGTAAATGGCAACTAGAACCTTCACATTTGATTCAACTTCTGACTACCCATCAGTTTCTGATTTGGTAGTCAATGTTGGTGCATCATTTACTTGTACTTTTACAGTTAATGATACATCTGGTACTGCGATAGATTTTACCAACTATACTGCAGAGTCTTCTCAGATGGCAAAGTATGTTGGAGCTGGTGTAACTGCAACATTTTCAGTTGGATTTTCCAGTGCTTATGATGGCAAAATGTTTATTGGGTTAACAACAACTCAGACATCAGAATTGAAAGAAGGAAGACATGTATATGATGTTAATGTTAAGACAGGAGATACGGTTTATAGGATAGTTGAGGGTCAAATAATGGTTAGGGGTGGTATATCATCCACTCTTTGATAAATACTTAGAAAACTGGGAATATGTCAAAGCCAGCTTCGAGAACTGAATTAATCGATTACGCTAAGAGGCAACTTGGTGCTCCCGTTCTCGAAATAAATGTTGCTGATGAACAGATCAGTGATCTGTTAGATGATGCATTCCAATTTTGGAATGAAAGGCATTATGATGGTGTCGTGAAGATGCCTATGAAATATCAATTTACTGAGGATGATATTAATAGAGGTAATGGTACAGTAGGAATTGTCACAACAACTGTTACACAACCAGCAAGCTCAGGTATAGGAACTACTGCTGGTGCTGATGCTACCTTTAAGTTTACTGAGAATAGTAATTATATTAAGATGCCTGATAGTATCATAGGTGTTAATAAGATATACAGGTTTGATGGTTCTAATACCATGACCAATAATATGTTCAGTGTTAAATATCAGTTATTCTTAAATGATGTTTACTACTTTGATTCTCTTGAATTGTTGACATATGCAATGACAAAGACGAAGTTAGAAGATATTGATTTCTTATTAAATACTGAGAAGCAGATTAGATATAATATTAGACAAGATAGATTATATCTTGATATTGACTGGGGGGAGGTAACTAAGAACAGTTATATTATTATTGATTGCTGGAGGATTCTTGATCCATCAGATTCAACTAAGGTTTATAATGATAGGTTCTTAAAAAGATACTTCACTGCTCTTCTTAAGAAACAGTGGGGTCAGAACCTTATTAAATTCCAAGGAGTTAAACTTCCTGGTGGAATTGAATTAAATGGTCGTCAAATGTATGATGACGCTCAACTTGAATTAGATAAGATTCAAGAGAGAATGACTTGGGATTATGAAGAATTACCACTTGACATGATAGGATAATGGCATTAAATCCATTTTTTACACAGGGAACTAAAAACGAGCAGAATTTAGTTCAGGATTTAATCAACGAACAGTTGAAGATGTATGGTGTTGAGTGCTATTATCTTCCTCGTAAATACTTAACAACTAATACTGTTATCAGAGAAGTAGTTCAGTCTAAGTTTGATGATGCTTATCCACTAGAAGCATATGTCAATAACTACGATGTTTATCAAGGAAATGGTACAGTATTGTCAAAGTTTGGTATTGAGGTTCAGCAAGATATTAACCTTACAATATCCAAAGACAGGTTCGAGAATTATATCACCCCTCTTATCAGAAATGAGACGGGAATTAAATTATCCACCAGACCAAAAGAAGGAGATCTCATCTGGTTCCCGCTTGATGATAGACTATACGAAATCAAATTCGTTGAACATGCAAAACCCTTCTATCAATTAAAAGAACTCTATGTCTATGAATTACAGTGTGAAGTATTCCGTTATGAAGACGAAACAGTTGACACTGGAATTGGTTCTATTGATGACGAAACAGAAGAACTTGGATATAACCAAACTCTCACACTTACTGGTGTCGGAACAACATCTACTGCTGTCACCACATTTAG